CACCCAGCAGGTCAGGCATTGTTTGCGAAGTATCGTGCGCAGTCTAATGCCTCGCTTGATATTTCAGCAAATACTTACAACACCAGAAAATCAATTTCCAACGGCTCCATTGCAATCAATAATGGATCGTTTGATCTTGTTGGTACAGGAACATCGTTCACCTCTGAATTTGCCAATAATGACACGATTATTATTGAATATGCGCACAGACAGTTCTATAATATTCCGCTAAATATAGTATCAAGCGCAACGAGCGCAAATGTTAAGATCGCTTGGGCAAACACTAATCTCTCTGGTGCAAATGCTTATTATATTACAGGAACCTTCTGATGGCAGTTTACAAGTACGCAACTAAAGACCTCTCGATTGATGCTGCTGCATCTTTCTTGCATCAGACAACTATGGTTGCAGGAACATCTACCGACGAAGATGGACGCTCAACTAAAAGGTCAAAGATTCTTTATGTCTGCATCGGTCATAATAAAGAATGGCCAAATGAGCCAACACCAACTTTGCCACCAGACAACGAACAGCATCTTTCCTACGAACACTATCGTGAATTGATTGGTTGTCGTAAAGTTACACCAAGCAATATTAGCCATGTTGCTCCAAGATATAACTGGGCAACTGGAACAGTGTACTCCATGTGGCGTGATACTGACGAAGATATGTACGATCGTGCATATTATGTTTTGACAGACGAATACAATGTGTACAAGTGTCTGTACAATAATAAAGGTGCTGCATCTACAGTTAAGCCAACAGGATTCTCCACTCTTCCATTTACCACATCTGATGGTTATACATGGAAGTACATGTACACCGTTTCATTGAGTGATGCAAACAAGTTCCTCACTCCAGCATATATTCCAGTCAAGACCATTATTACTGGGGATGGCTCAACAGAATCTGATCGTCAGTTGGCAGTACAGAATGCTGCGGTTAATGGTGCGATTCATGTTGTTGAAACAGTGAATGTTGGTTCTGGCTATCACTACATTGCAAACTGCGTAGTTGAGGCAGGTGGTAGAGATACCATTAGACTATCAGCTGCTGGTGATAATCCGCCTTCTCCAATTGATAACTATTACAATGGCGCAAGTATCTACATTCAGTCTGGTACTGGCGCAGGTCAGCTTCGTAGAATTGTTGACTATGAAGGTGCAACAAAGACAATCACCGTCAACACAGCATTTGCAACAACATGTAACACTGACTCTCGTGCACTGTTATCACCAACTGTAACTATCATTGGTGATGGTCAAGGTGCTAAAGCATATGCTCGTGTTAATACTGCAACAGGTGCTATTTCTAATGTACAGGTAATTGCGGTTGGTTCTGGTTATACTCGTGCTGAAGCATTGATCACCGCAAACTCTATTCATGGTTCTGGTGCAACTGCTAATGTTGTCATCTCTCCGACAGGGGGTCATGGCGCAAATCCTGTTCGTGAATTGTATGCAGATAAGCTGATGCTTAACATCCAGTTCAATGGTACTGAAGGTGTTTCTGCTAACGGTAATGGGTACATTCCATCAAATACTGAGTTCAGAACAATCTCATTGCTTTCTGACCCTGTATTGAAGTGCGACTCAAATAATAATTTTGTTGCGGTTGAACATATTGCTAATACATCAAACTCACCGCAGACACTCAGAATGACAACTCGCTTGACAATTTCTTACAATCAGATGGATGGTTCTAATCCTCAGAATCCTCTTGCTGTTCGTGATATTATCACCAACGAACGCAATCGTCTGCGGGCAGAACTTGGCACACTTGAGTTTGTGACTGAATTGGGTTCTACTGCAAGAAAGGCTTCTGCTCTTGCAAATGCAGTTAAAGCGGCAAATGGCGACATTGTTTATATTCGTGAAGATGAGTCGCAATCTGATCCATCTTTCTACACTGCTTATATAAATAGTGTCGAAAGTTACAGCGACTATGCTGCGTTCACTAAAGATGATGTAATTCTTGAAAGCACTAGCGATACAAAGGTCGCAACTGTAGAAGCAATTAAGGGTCCAGAGGCAAACACCTTCTCAGGTGAAATTCTGTTTGTTGAGCATATTCAAGCAGTTACTCGTGATCCAGAGCAAACTGAAGACATTAAGATCATTCTAGATTTCTAAGGGATAAGTAATGGCAATCGAAACCAATCTTAATCAGAGTCCATACTATGATGACTTTGACGAAACAAAAAACTTCCATAGAGTTTTGTTCCGTCCAGGATACTCTGTACAGGCTCGTGAACTTACTCAGCTGCAGACTATCCTGCAGAATCAGGTTGAGCGATTTGCCAATGAAGTAATGATTGATGGCACCATCGTAACTGGTGGTGGTCTTATCACTGATGTAACAAACTATGTCAAGTTGCGTGATAAAGACGCAAACAACCGTGTACTGCTGCTCGGTGATTTCTTTGAGAGTGGTGTTATTGCCAATGTAACAATTACTGGCACAACCTCTGGTGTGACTGGTAAATTGGTTCATGCAGTGGAAGGTTCTGAAGCTGCTGCTCCAGATTATCTTACAGTTTACTGCCATTACACCAATGCTGGTTCTAATAATAGTGCCAAGGCATTCTCTGATAACGAAACGCTGATCTTCCGTCGTTCATCAAACAGCCAGTTTATTGTTGCTGCAAACACAATCACTTCAAGCGCAACTGGTAAGTCGCTGAAGGCAAATATCTCTGATGGTATCTGCTACCATAAGGGACACTTCATTCGTGTTCCTGCACAGAGTATTATCGTTGGTAAGTATAGTGTAACGCCTAATGCATACATTGGGTTGACTACAACAGAAACATTGGTTGACTCTAACCAAGATTCTTCATTGCTTGATAACGCTTCTGGTGCAACTAACTATGCTGCTCCAGGTGCTAATCGCTTGAAGTTGTATCCAACGCTGACTGTACAAGATTACGGTTATGCAAACACTGCTGCATACTTCACAATTGCAGTTGTTGAAGGTGGTTCTATTGTTCAGCGCAGCACCGATACCATTTATTCTGACATCGGCAAGTATGTTGCTGAAAGAATCTATGATGCTCATGGCAACTTTGCCGTGCAGCCATTCAATCTCCGTATTCGTGAGCACCTGAAGAAAACCAATTCTCTTGGTCGTTATACTACTGCCGACGGTGGGGATGCGAACAAGTTGGTTTGCGAAGTTGAAAAGGGTGCTGGTTATGTCAACGGCGACAAGATTACACTACAGGCATCTCGTTTCCTGAATGTAGATAAAGCAACAGATTATATCGTTCGTGATGCTCTGGTTGTTGGTCAGGCATTCGGCAACTATGTAAATGTACAGGAAGCAGTTGGTGGCTGGGATTTCCAGGGTCTTCGTCAGATTCAGTTATACAACACTGCTCAACAGGCGATCACTGGCAAGAACTTAGGTGCTCAGGCTCCAGCAGGTACACAGATTGGTACTGCTCGCATTCGTGGCTTCCAGTGGGATTCAGGCACTCCAGGTACTTGGAATGGTCGTTTCCGTCTTTATATCTTCGATGTCAGCATGAACGCTGGTTATTCGTTTGCTGATGTTCGTGCAATCCGTCAGGAAAATGGCACTTACGATTCAATGGCAGATATCGTACTCGAAGCAACTGGCACTGCTAAGATTCAAGAACCAAATCTGAATACAATGGTATTTCCATTGGGTCAGAAAGCTGCTAAGACTCTGCGTGACGCAGACAACAACAATGACAATCAGTTTGTATTCCGCACTGAAAGAGGTGCGACATTCAATACTTCGGGTCAGGCAACGGTTGTTCTTTCTGCAAACGCTGCTCACACTGGTGGTACTGAATCGTTCAACGATACTGGCTCTCCATTGACTAATGTTGATGAGCGTAATATCCTTGTTGTTGCCAAGACTGCAGTTTCTACTGCGCCGCATACTGGTGTTGTTACGACAATTTCAGGCAACAGCATCACTGGTTCTGGAACCAGTTTTGACACAACATATCAGGTTGGTGATTTCATTACCATTACTGATGGTGGTAACACTTACTTCGAACGAATCACTGAAGTTACAAACGCAACAACTCTGAAAGTTGCGAACTCAATTGCTGTAACTCGTACCAGTGCTTCGTTGCCACACAAGACTACATTCCCACAGGGTTATGTCTTTGATCTTTCTGGTAATGGTACAATCACTTCCACAACCAGCTCAATGACAATCAATCTGCAGCAAGCAAATCTTGCTTCTACCTTCAGTGCTTCTGTGTATATGGATGTGCTGCGTACAAGCGCAACACAGACTGCTAAGACTGTCAATAAGAGCAAGTATGTTCACATCAATACTGGTTCACATAGCGCAAGCAAGACTGGTCCATGGGCACTTGGCGTTTCTGATGCGTTCAAACTAGAAGCAGTTTACAGTGGAACAAACACCTCTGTTACAAGTTCTGACACTGATGTGACATCTCACTTTGAACTTGATAGTGGTATGAAGGATGCAATGTATGACACCTCATACCTCAAGTTGAAAGCAGATAGCACATTTGATGCAACCAATAAGGGTCTGCTTGTCAAGTTCTCTTACTTTGGTCGTGATCGCACTCAGGGTATTGGTTATCTTTCTGTGGATTCTTATCCACAAGATAACGCCAACACCGCAAATACCATTGCAGTGACAACACAGGAAATTCCTGTATTCCGCAGCCCAACAACAGATCGTTCGTTTGATTTGCGTGATTGCATCGACTTCCGTCCAATTCGTGCAAATACTTGTGAACCAAAGACCACTGGTACTGCTGCGATTGCGCCAACTAACCCAGCTGCTGGCACAACATTCGATATTGATAATGATGGCGCACATATGCCAACACCTGATCAAAACTTCCAGACCGATGCGCAGTTCTATCTGCCTCGCAAAGATCGTGTTGTAATCACTAAGGGTGGTTCATTCCAAGTAATCAAGGGTGTTCCAGATCTGACTCCACAGACTCCAAGTGAAGTTGCTGGTTCAATGACACTGGGTATTCTGGACATTCCTCCATTCCCATCGCTTTCTCCGTATGTTGCCAAGCAGTATAAGCGTGGTGATTATTCTGTTAAGCTGACATTGGAAAACAATCGCCGCTACACCATGAAGGATCTTCGTGGCGTCGAGCAGCGTGTTAAGAATCTTGAATACTATTCAACTCTGAATCTGATGGAGAATGCCACAAAGGGCAAGCAAATTTTCAACGATTCTGGTACTGATCGCTTCAAGAATGGTTTCTTTGTTGATGATATGGGTTCACATGTTAACAGTGACACCGAGAATCCATACTACCGTGCAGCGATTGATGTGAATGATGGCGTAATGCGTCCAACATTTACTCGTTCCGACATTGCTTTGGCGAAGGATGTTTCTTTCGCTTCTAGCAATGTCACCAAGACTGGTGATCTTGTAACACTGAGTTATACACACGCTGCGTTTATTACACAACCATATGCATCTAAGATGCGTAATCCAGTGCAGGAATTGATGTTCAACTGGCGTGGTCAGGTTATCCTTGATCCTGCTGCTGATAACACTCCTGACATTACTCAACTCCCAGATATCCAGCTTGACTTCTCTGGTTTCAATGATGCAATCCAGACAATCGCTCAGCAGACTGGTTTGACTAGCGGTCAGATTCAGTGGGGTGGATGGAATCAGACTGGCAGAGAAAGAATCCGTGAAGGCATCAAGACAACGCTTGGTTCTGTAACTGAAACAATTTCTCTCGGTAACACGATTGAAAATATTTCAACTCGTGAATATATGCGTGCTCGTGAAGTTCGTTTCACTGGTGTTCGTATGAAGCCAAACACTCGTGTATATGCATACTTTGACGAAGAAAAGGTTTCTGATTACTGCACACCAACCAACTCCAGCTTTGTAGATAGCGGTGTTGAGGGTGCTGCGTTGATTACTGACAGCACTGGTACTGTATATGGTAAGTTCCGCATTCCAGACGATGACAGTCTGAGATTCCGTGTTGGCACCAAGCGTTTTGTTCTTCGTGACATCGCTAATCCATCAACCGAATCTGACCTTGTTACAACTTCTGGTCATGGCGAATACACCAGTAATCCTCTTGACATTACCATGCGTGGTACTGATGTCAATATGACTGTTCCACAGTTCTCTCAGGAAACTGTTGTTGATCGTCAGGTTCTGCATACGGTTGCTGATGGTGACCGCAGCTGGTGGGATCCAATCGCTCAGACATTCAATATCAATGTTTCTGGTACTAGTGATGGTATCTATTGTACGAAACTAGATATTTACTTCGGCAAGAAGGATAGCACTCTGCCAATTACTCTTCAGATCCGTGAAGTTGTAAATGGTTTCCCAACTGAAACTATCGTACCATACGGCATCAAGACTTTGGCAGCTTCCGCTGTAAGCACTTCTGCTGACGCTTCAGTTGCGACCACCTTCACCTTTGACACGCCAGTGTTCCTGAAGAACAACACTGACTATGCAATCATTGTAATTCCAGGTGGTAACAGCGATCAGTATGCTGTATGGACCGCTAAGTTGGGTGGCGACGATGTACTTCGTCCAAATACTCTAATCAACAAGCAAACTTACTCTGGCGTTCTGTTCTCGTCTTCAAATGACAAGACCTGGAATCCAATTCAGGATGAAGATCTGAAGTTCACTCTTTATCGTGCAAACTTTACCACCTCAACTGGTACAGTTTACATTGAGAACAAGGCACAGGATTACTTCTCTGTAGATAATCTCAGTGGCACATTCCGTGTTGGTGAGTCTGTTCGTTCAGAATCTGTATTGACATTCGCCAATACCGACAGCGTTCCAGTTGGTACTGTAATTCAGTCTGCTGCAGCGTATAACGGTGATGCGATTACTGCATCTGGCTTCGCTAACGGTACTGTTCGTCAGATCGTAAGTGCAAATGGTGCGGGTATTGTTACTGTTAAGATTGACGCACTGGGTTCGTTCCCTGTTTCTGGTAGTCTCTATCTTCCAGGAAACTCCAGCCCAATTGGTACAACGCATACCTTTACTGCAAACAGTTCAACTGGTACAGTTTCCTTCTATTATAGCGTAGATGGTAAGTTGTATGTTGATAGTTCTACTGGCGGTTTTGCAAATGGTTTCGTTCGTGGTCAGAAGTCTGGTGCTTCGGCTCGTGTGACCAGCGTTGACAATCTCGTAATGAACGCAGTTGTTCCTAAGATTCCAGAAATCAAGCATGCTAAGACTAGCACTGGTTGGGCAGCAAGAACTACCTCAACCTCTGGTGTGATTAGCACTGAGTGGGAAACTGTAGAACTTGGTCAGGACAATAACTTCTACGATGCTGAGAAGAAAGTATATTCCAGATCAAATGAAGATGGTTTGTCAGCAGTAAGTGGTTCTAAGAAGACTCTGGTGTTCAGAGGCACAATGACAACTACTGATACTAATGTTTCACCAATTATCGACACAAGCAGATCTAATGCGATTGTGCTTGGTAACATCATCAACAATAGTTACACAAATGAAACTGGTAACTATGGTGATGCTCAAGTTCGTTATATCAGCAAGAAGGTAACACTAGCTGATGGTCAGGATGCTGAAGATATGTTGGTATATGTTGATGCGTTCAAACCACAAGGCACTGATCTTAAAGTGTATGCTCGTTTGATCCACGCTGAAGATGGCGATGCATTTAGCACTAAGGACTACACGCTGCTTCGTCAGGTGACTGCAGCAAACACCTATTCTGATGGCTTTGATGGTAGCGACATTCGTGAATTCGAATACACCTTCTCTGCTAACTCGAATGGTGATAACTTCCTTGGTTCGAATGCCGATAATCAAGCGAAACTAAATACAGGAAACAACAATGTGGTTGCTTACCGTTCTGCTGATGGTTCAATCTACCATGGCTACAAGACTTTCGCAATCAAGATTGTAATGACTGCCGCTGGCACCAACCTTGTGCCTCTGGTTGATGATTTGAGAGTGATTGCACTGCAGAAGTAATGAAACCAAGATTCGCCAAAATTGTAGATAACGATAATCTTGTTCGTGATACAAAAACGAATGCAGTTCTAAATACAGATATGACTGCACTCGAAAAGTATAAAGCAAGAAGAGAAATAGAAAGACAAAGGGCAGAGGAATTTGAAGCACTCAAACATGATGTTTCAGAAATTAAGCAGCTGCTAAAACAACTCGTTAACAGAGACTGATAAATGACTGTAGCAATTTCAAATACCGAACTGACCAACAGTTTTAACACTTGGAGGTTGAATACCAACCACATGGCGACAGTCATTAGTAACAATGTTGTTACTGTGGCTCGAGCTGGCGATGCAAACAGAAATGCAGTTTCGGTTGGTAACGGTCATATCAAAGGAACTTTTACTGCTAATGAGTTCAGAACAACTACGCTAAAATCTGGTAATACTTCAGATGCTGGTGGTTGGTTATATGTTCTTTCAAATACAGTTATCAACGCAACCTCTCTTGCGGTTACATCAAATACAACATTCAGCGGTAATGTCACTTTTAACACTGCTGGTACAGATAGAGTAAATCTTGGTGCTGTTGGTCGTCTTATTCTTTCTGGTGGCTCTATTGGTCAGTTCTTAAGAGTTGCAAGCGAGAACGATAACATTGAGTTTAAGACGCTGAGTCTGCGTGACATCGCAGACCTTTCTACAAACTCTGCTCCGATTATTCTTTCTGCTGCGAATACTTCATACAGCGATAACGGCGACACTCCTCACATTAAGTTTGCCAATGCAAACGATGCCATTCATGTATTCATGGGCGGAGGCGAAGGTGGCTCTGGTATCTCTGATCTTTTGGTTCAGTTGGCAGACGCTGGCGCAAGTTCTCGACTGGTAATTGCTGACAGTTCAAATGTTGCAGTCGCTTATATTGATTCTGATGGTACGATCTACGCTGCCAAGAATCTTACTGTGGATGGTGTCACTGCACTTAATGGTGCAGTAACAATCGGAGACGCATCCACCGACACCATTACTGTTAAGGGTAACTTTGCCAACCAGTCAACAACTGGTACTGCTGTATTCAACGGCACAACTACCTTTAATGGCACAACCAACATGAATGGCACATTGAACCTAAATGGCAATGTGAATGTTGGTGATGCTGCTGCTGATGTGATGACTGTTACTTCTACAGCAAGCATGAATGGTAATACTACCATCGGCAATAGCACAGCAGATACATTGACAATCAATTCAAGAATGGTGAGCCACCTTATTGCTAATGGCTCCTATGATTTGGGAACAATATCACTACCATGGCGTAAATTATATGCAACCGAAATTAATGCAGCAGGAAAATCAACTCTTTCTGCATTGCATGCCAATGGCGCAGTTGATTTCGATAGCACTTTAGATGTAGATGGTGCTGCGACATTTAATGGAAATGTGACTCTTGGTGATGCTGACACAGACACAATCACTGTTAAGGGCAAGTTTGCCAATCAGTCAACCACAGGAACTGCCTCGTTTAATGGTAACATGTTCTTGGGCAATGCCTCAACTGACACAATCACTGTTAAGGGCAACTTTGCAAATCAGTACACTTCTGGCACAGGTAACTTCAACAAACTTGGTGTTAAGATTCCTTCTGTCACTACTGGTTACGATGCAGAAGTCAAGAATTCTGTCAAGATTGGTCAGAATCTGACTGTTGGTGGTAACACAAGCATCACTGGTACTTTGAATGTTACTGGCGGCATCACCATTCCAGCAAACACAATCATTGCTGTTGCAAATGGTATATTTGACAACATCATCGTAAATAATGACGCAGTGTTTGGTACAGACGCTGCGAACACAGTAACCTTCAACTCTGTTGTTGGTTCTAATTTCTCACCGAAGACTGGTTCCAGATATAATCTTGGTGCTACTGGTTCTCGTTGGCAGTATCTGTATGCAAACAATGCCAGCCTTTCCTCTAGTTTGTATGTTAATAAGAATGCAACAATCAGCGGCAACACTGTAATCAGTGGTCAATTGAATGTATCTAAGAATGTTGTAATCTCTGGAAACCTCGCAGTCTCTGGTACAGTTACAACAATCAACACCGAAACCATCAACCTTGCTGACAACATTATTGCTCTGAACAGCAATCATTCTGGCTCTCCAACGCAGAACGCAGGTGTCAATGTTAATCGTGGCACATCTGCTAATGTTGCGTTGATCTGGAATGAAACAACTGATCGTTGGCAGGTTACATCAAAGTCTGATCAGATTGTAGGCAGTTTTGACAATGTCTTGACTGCAAATGGTTATTCTATTTCAGACCGCACGACGATCACTTCGGTTGATGCGACAAACGATTACCTGTTGATCTATGATGCAACAGACACCAAGCTGAAGAAAGTCAACATCACCAATTCAGCGTTGGTTGGTCCACAAGGTGCTAAGGGTCAGAAAGGACAGAAAGGCGAAGTCGGTGCCAAAGGTCAAAAAGGCGAAGTTGGCGCAACTGGTCCACAAGGTGCTAAGGGTCAGAAGGGTGCAACAGGTGCCACTGGTCCACAAGGTCCAGCAGGTCCAACAGGTCCGACAGGTCCGCAGGGTGCTAAGGGTCAAAAAGGCGAAGTTGGCGCAACAGGTCCACAGGGTGCGAAAGGACAGAAAGGTGCTACTGGTTCAACTGGTCCACAGGGTGCTAAGGGTCAGAAGGGCGAAGTTGGTTCTACTGGTCCGACAGGTCCAACTGGTCCACAAGGCGCACAAGGTGCTAAGGGTCAGAAAGGTGCCACTGGTTCTACTGGTCCAACTGGTCCACAAGGTGCCAAAGGGCAGAAGGGTGAAGCAGGTGGCTTTACAACTGGCTCCAATGCTCAAGTCAACTCGCTTGGTGTAAATACCGCTGCTTCTGGTACTGCTGGCGAAATCAGAGCAACGAACAATATTACTGCGTACTATTCAGATGAACGCCTCAAGAACTTTGAGAGTGTAATTGGTAACGCTCTTGACATTGTTAAGTCACTCAATGGTTACTACTTCTACGGCAATGACAAGGCAGCAGAATTTGGTTATGATACAGAGAAGCGTCAGGTTGGTGTAAATGCACAGGAAGTTCAGCGTGTTCTCCCAGAACTGGTCACTGAAGCACCAATCGACCCTGATTACCTGACAGTGTACTATGAAAAACTTGTTCCAGTATTGATCGAAGCCATCAAGGAGCTTTCCGACAAAGTTGATGCTCTTAATAAATAGGTGATGGGAGGACCAAATGGCTGCGAAGGCAAACATACTTATTGATCAAGGAACAGACTTTTCTACTACATTGACTGTCACAGGAGATGACGGCACTGTAACAGATCTGACTGGATACACTGCGAATGGACATATTCGCAAGCACTACACATCAGCCACAGCAACCGTTTTCACTTGCACATTTGGCTCTCCAAGAACAGATGGACAGTTGACAATTTCTCTTGGTAGAACAATCACTGCCAATATGGCAGCAGGTCGTTATGTTTATGATGTTGAATTGACTTCTGCTGCAAATACTCGCAGCAGACTCGTTGAAGGAGTTGTTACTGTCAGCCCAGAAGTCACTAAGGCATAGGGGATACGACAATGGCTCTGAAAGTAACATTCAGCCAAACAACAAAACCTTTGACAATCAAGAGCAGCGCAGTCGCTACTTCTCTTGGCACACTGTCAGATATTGATAGCACTAATGCTGATGCTGGTGAATCTGGCGCAACTCTTGTGTACGATTCAACCTCTGGAACCTACAAGAACGAAAAAGTTTTTGAATACGATGGCACTACAGTGACCATGAAAGGCGGAGAGTTCTAGTGGCAAATAATGTTGTAATTGCGATCAAGACATCGCAAAGCACTGCTACACCACCATCTCTTGCGAATGGTGAACTTGCCTATTCTTATTCTTCCAATAAGTTGTTTATTGGTCAGACGGATACTTCAACCTCAGCAGTCAGTGTTGAATATATTGGTGGCAAGTTGATTGTTGACAAGGTTGCAAACCTTGAGAGCGTTGTGTTCAGCGGCAGCAGATCATATACGAACTTTACAATTGCAAACACACTCACACTTTCTTCTGTTTCTGCTGGCAGTCTGCTGCGAACAAAAACAGGTGGCATGGTTGAGGGTGTGGCAGGAACATATGGGCAAGTAATGCAAGTGGCAGCAAATGGAATGCCGTATTTTGACAGTTTAAATGGTGGAACATTTTAGGCATGAGCGACTATCTAGATCATGAAATTACAACTGTAGGAGTAGAAAAGCAACTGGTCGACCTAAACAAAACGATCGTTGCTTTGCGTGGGCAAATTGCAGAACTCGAAAGCGAATTGAAAGCAAGGGATAAAATTCCTGTGCCAAGAAGTGTTGTGCAACAAATTATGGAAATGGAAGCAATAATTCGTAAGCAGCAGGCAGATCTTGAATACTATAAGAAGCATGTGCCAGTTCAAGTTATTATAAATAAAGAAAACAAAGAAAAGCCAACTCGAAAGGGTGGCATACCAAAATAATAATTAAGGAGCGTTCGAAATGGCATCAGTAATTAAGATTAAACGCAGCAGCACTACAGGTGCCGTACCTGCAAGTCTTCAGGTTGGCGAAATTGCGGTCAACTTATTCGACAGAAAACTTTATGTTGGTAACACCACTGGTGTAACTGCAATTGGCGGTGAAGATTTCCGCCTTACCACACAGACTGCTGGCGAAGGCGCATACCTCAAGCTGAATGGCGATAGCGTACTTTCTACCAACACCGTTCTGGTTCGTGGTGGCACTGGCGTTTCCGTTGCTCGTGATGCTAACGGTTCCGTCTCTATCAGTTCCACTCTTGGTTCTGATATTGCTTCTAAGGCAACTTGGACAGCACTTACTTCTACCAATACTGCAATTCGTGCACTGGTTTCTGATCGTTTGCAGGTTGCTAATGCTGCTGCTACATATCAGACTATCAGCACCTCTAAGTCATATCTGGCTAACACCAATGCCTATATCGCTGCTCAGTTGGCTAATACCAATGCCTACATTGCAGCGACTGCGGCGACTGAAAGATCTTCGCTTGCGAATACCAATGCTTATATCGCAACGAAGCTGAATTCTTCTGCATACACCACGGCAGATGTTCGCTCTAAGGCAGCTCTGGCTAATACCAACGCATACATTGCTAGTGTTCAGGCAACCGAGCGTTCTGCTCTTGCCAACACTAATGCAAGAATCGCAGCCACCGAAACAAACATCAGCCAGAAGCTGGGTGCAGGTGCTACGGTTCAGTTGACTGGTGATGTTACTGGTAGCGCAACATTCTCTTCGAATAGCGTTTCAATTACTACTACCATTGCTGCGGATTCCGTTGCTCTTGGCACAGACACCACTGGTAACTATGTTGCTGGCATTTCTGGCACTACTAACGAAATCACTGTATCAGGTTCTGGTTCTGAAGGTGCTTCAGTAACCATCGGGTTGCCAGACAATGTAACTGTTGGTAATAACCTGACTGTTTCTGGTAACACTTCTGTTGCTGGTAACATGACCATCGATGGTAATCTGACTGTTGAAGGTGGCGTAACTTATATCTCTTCATCAACTGTAAATGTTGATGACACTATGCTCAAACTCTCTGCGAACAACGCAGCAGATACTGTTGACCATGGTGTGTATGCTAAGTATGTTGATGGTGTAACAACCAAATATGCTGGTTACTTCCGTGACTCTTCAGACTCTAGTGTCTTCAAATTCTATAAGGGTCTGACTGTAGAACCAACCACGACTGTTAACACTGGCGGTGCAGGTTATGCATTAGCACAGGTTGATGCTGTCATTGATGGTGGCACTTACTAATTTGTATAAATAACAAAGAGTAGCAAAAGGGGAGCTACCATGCTCCCCTTTTTGTTTTACAACTGCTTATATAAGCACTGAACAAAGAGAACCATACATATGGCGTCGGTCGTCAAGATCAAGCGTTCCTCAGTACAGGGGAAGGCTCCTACAACAAGTGATATTCAGACTGGAGAACTCGCTCTTAATACAAGAGACGGAAAACTATTCTCCACTGACGGCTCGTCTGTTTTCGAAGTCGGTGCAAATCTTTCTTCTCTCTCAGTAAGCAGTAATAACGGAATCAAATTCTATGAGTCTGATGGAACAAGCTATGTTCAGCTGACTGGTCCATCTTCACTCACCACCAATATCACACTGACTCTACCAAACTCGGATGGTACTGCAGATCAGCTTCTTAGAACTGATGGCGCAGGTAATCTTTCTTGGGTAGATGCAACAACATCAGACAGTGGTGGTTTTACCAGAGGCACACTTGCAACATTCCCAAGTGGAGATTATTTGGAAGGTGGATCTGGCACAGAAACATATGTTGGAGAACTCGCTGGCGACAACCAAGACCCATTTGGTGTTTCTCTTGGTGCAGTGTATGATTGCATGGATCCAACAGGCAGATATATAACAGAAGATTTAGGCGCACTTTCATAATATCGGAGCACAAAGATGCCAACTACAGTAAAATTTAGAAGAGGCACCACAGCACAGAATGACAATTTCACTGGTGCTGACGGCGAACTTTCGGTAGATACCCAACTTAATCAACTTAGATTACACGATGGTTCTACACAGGGTGGTGTCGCCACATTCTCTAGTGTTGATGCTTACATGCAGGTTGCAAATACGACGCTGCTTGTCAATGATCGCCTGCAAGTAGCCAATGCCGCAGCAACATATTTCCCTCTTTCTGGCGGCACGATTACTGGCACAACAAACATCACAGGCAGCTTTATTCCTACTGCAAACAATACCTATGACTTGGGTTCTGCAGGCAAGGTTTGGCGTGATGTTTATATTGGTCCTGGCTCTCTCTATGTTAATGGCTCCAAAGTAATTGAAGACGCTTCAGGCACAATCACATTCTCAGCTGACAATGATCAGGGATTGACAGTAAAGACCACTGGCACTGGTCAAACAACTCTTCAATCTAATGCTGGTGTAAATCTGACCGCATC